TGTACCCACTACAGATATATTTCCTAAAGTGAACCAGATCACTTATTAATGTCCTATTTTGTACCGATATTATAGTGACGTTAGTCACAATATGAAAATACTTTATACCATAGGCAGGAAATGAAGTTTTTTTCCTGCCTTATATACAGTAGGGGCGGTAATTGTGATAGCCCCGTACCGACTCGCTACGGTTACCCTACGCGAGTCCCTAGGACGAGCCCTGACTTACCCCTCGCTACGCTGTAGCTTGCTCGGGAGTTACGGTAACTGATGTCGTGCCAAGCACGACTTTTAATCGGGTGTAGTCTACCTATAACCCAATGAGATTCTAGGAGACCAATGGCTGAGAACTCAGCAGATATAGCAAAGCGAATCATCTTAGGATGTGTAGCTGAGGGTATGACCATTGAACAAGCCTGCCTATCGGCAGGTAAGTCTATGAAGACATACGAGTACTACCGACGTACTGACAAGATCTTTACAGACAAGATTGACCGAACCCGCCTAGGACTAAAGGACAAAGCCTTTGCCTCTGGCGATGTCCACGACATCTCATTTGCCGAGTTCCGCCAACGCTTTCTTAATTCTAAGACCTTCCCCCACCAGCAGAACTTGGTGGATATGATCGAAGGCAAGGAGCCTTCTTGGTTACACCCATCGATGAAGTTTGAACCAGGGCTAGCTAACAACCGTATCCTTATTAACATCCCGCCCAACCACGCCAAGTCCATCACAATCACGGTGGACTACGTAACCTGGCAGGTAGCTCGTAACCCTAACTTTAGAGTGCTGATAGTCTCACAGACCCAGCAACTTGCAGCCGACTTTCTCTACGCCATCAAGCAGCGTTTGACTCACCCAATGTATGAGAACCTTCAAAATGCTTATGCTGCTGGCGTAGGGTTTAACTCTAAGTCTGCCTCGTGGCAGGCTACCCGTATCACCTTTGGTGATGAGCTTCGTGAGTCTAGCGAAAAAGACCCGAACATTGAGGCTGTCGGTATCGGCGGTCAGATCTACGGTAAACGTGCCGATATGATTATTGTAGATGACGCGGTTACCTTAAAGAACGCCAATGAGTTTGAACGCCAGATCAAGTGGTTGACACAGGACGTACGTTCTCGTCTGAACCCTACTGGTAAATTGATTATCATTGGTACCCGCGTTGCAGCAGTTGACCTCTATAGAGAGTTACGTAACCCAGATCGCTATCCAGGTGGACTCGTTCCTTGGAAGTATCTGGCAATGCCAGCCCTATTGACAACGGACGAAGACCCTGACAAGTGGGAAACTCTCTGGCCTGCATCCGATGCCCCATTCGATGGGCAAGAAGAATCAGATCTTAATGAAGACGGACTATACCCAAGGTGGAATGGTCGTAACCTTTACAATGAACGTCAAGCTATGGATGCCTCTACGTGGGCGCTTGTCTATCAACAGCAAGATATTTCAGATGATGCTATCTTTGATCCAGCGTGTGTGAGAGGTTCTATAGATGGTATGCGTAAAGCAGGTCGCTTGGTTCCTGGCCACCCTGGTCATCCACGCGATACGAACGGCTTTAGTTTTATTTGTGGTCTTGATCCCGCTATGGTTGGTGATACAGCCGCCATTTGTTACGCTATTGATCGCGTTACTCATAAACGCTATATTGTTGACGCTATTAAAATTACTCGCCCAACACCTGCTCAAATACGTCAGCTAATCTTTGACTGGACTTCACTCTATAGTCCTAGTGAATGGATTGTAGAGAAGAACGCATTTCAATCTTTCTTAACTCAGGATGAAGGTATCCGTGCAAACTTGGCCTCTAGAGGAGTGTTACTGCGGGAACACCATACTGGAAACAACAAGTGGGACTCAGGCTTTGGTGTTGCATCAATGTCAACTCTGTTTGGGACCAAGCAGCACGATGGTAAACACCACAGAGACAACCTTATTCACTTACCTTCTGACCAAACTGAAAACATTAAGGCGCTCATTGAGCAACTAATTACCTGGTCGCCAACGACTAAAGGTAAAACCGATATGGTAATGGCTCTTTGGTTCTGTGAGATCCGCGCCCGTGAGATGCTCAACCAAGGTATCCACGCTACGCATCATATGAAAAACCCTTTCCTGTCTCGTTATGAACAGGGCAAGCGAATGGTCATTAACATTGATGAACTACTTGCAGAAAAAGATCGTACATTTATCTAAGGAGAAACATTGTTATCAACTAAAGAGGTCGCGGCGAAGGTAGCACGGCTACAAACACGCTACGCCGCACGTGACCAGAGAATGCGCGATGTGCTCTCTGTACGTCAAGGTGATATCTCCAAGGTATACCCTGCGATGTTTTCAGAGGAATACCCAAAGCCCTTAGTTGCTAACTTCGTAGATGTAGCAGCACGTGACTTAGCAGAGGTAATGTCACCTCTACCATCATTTAACTGTGCAGCTACCAATATGGTTTCAGACTCAGCTCGCAAAGCTGCAGATACTCGCACCCGTATTGCTAACTACTACGTCTCATCTTCTGATCTTCAGATTCAAATGTACACAGGTGCTGACTGGTTTAACACCTACGGTATGCTCCCAGCAATTGTTGAGATGGACTATGAAACCAATAATCCGAGAATACGTCTGCTTAATCCTTTTGGTACTTATCCTGAAATTGATAGATTTGGTCGTACCCTCTCAATCTCGCAGATAATTGCAACCGATGCTGAATCACTTGCAATGCAGTACCCAGAGTTCTACGACCAAATTATGCCAAAGAATGTTTATTCACCTGGCTCACCGTATGTATCTTTGATTCGCTACCACGACAAAGATCAGGACTTAATCTTCATCCCAGAGCGTAAGAACCTAGTTCTATCTAATACACCTAACCCAGTAGGCAAGTGCCTAGCAGGTGTAGCAATGCGTTCATCTATTGATGGCGAAGCACGTGGACAGTTTGATGATGTTCTATCAGTACAACTTGCTCGTGCTCGCTTTGCAGTATTGCAAATTCAAGCAGCAGAAAAATCTATCCAAGCACCTATTGCTATTCCACAAGATGTGCAAGAACTTGCATTGGGTCCTGATGCAATTATGCGTTCTGCAAATCCACAAGGTATTCGTCGCGTTCCGTTAGAACTACCTGCTGGTGTCTTTACAGAATCAGGTGTGCTAGAGCGTGAACTACGTACAGGTGCTCGCTACCCTGAGACTCGTTCAGGAAACATTGACGCATCTATCGTTACAGGTCGCGGCGTACAAGCATTACAGGCTGGCTTTGATACGCAGATCAAGGCAGCGCAAGCACAGTTTGCTCGTTTATTTATGGACTTAGTATCTCTATGTTTTGAAGTAGACGAGAAGATCTTTGGTAATATGACCAAGGAAATCAAGGGCGTTGATGACGGTACTCCATTCAATATGAAGTACATTCCATCACGACAGATTGCAGGTAACTACGGCGTAGATGTCCGTTACGGCATTATGTCTGGTATGGATCCAAACCGCGCAATCATCGCTCTACTACAAATGCGTTCAGACAAGCTCGTATCTCGTGACTATGTACGTCGTGAGATTCCAATGGAGCTTAATGTGACGCAGGAGGAACAACGTGTTGATATCGAAGAAATGCGCGATTCTCTGCGGGTGGCTGTTGCTCAGTATGCTCAAGCCATTCCAGCGCTTGCAGCGCAAGGCCAAGACCCTAGTGAGATTATCTCCCGTCTTGCGCAAGTTATCCAAGGCCGTCAAAAGGGTCTCCAGTTAGAAACAGTTATTGAAAAAGCGTTTGCGCCTAAAGAACAACCAGTAGCCCCAGAGATGCCTATGATGCCAGGGGTACCAGGAACTCCAGCAGCAGGTGCGGCCCCCGTACCTGCCTCGCAGCCAACTCCAGAACAAGGCGGAGCGGCCCCTGCTGCTGGTCCAGAACAACGTCCAGATATAGCAACCCTGCTAGCTTCTATTAGCGGCGCAGCATAACCGAGGGAGGTGTAAAATGAACAGAGGATCACGTGCAGCAGCACCAATGTCAAAGCCAACTGAAGGCAAGAAGGATACTTCTAAGCCAGCAGGACCAGGCAAGGTAGTACCATCAATGATGCCAGCAGGTCGTCGCGGTAACGCGGTAAAAAAGGGATAAAGTAATTTTACTTAACGGAGGTACTGGGCGTGGATAATAACAACGATGTTCCACGTCCAGTACACTTCGCTGATTTTTTAGTAGCACTTTCAGGTTTTGTACATAATATAGCAAGTTCTGTACATACATTTACTGAAGAGATAATGGAAATAGCAGTATACAATGCTAATCGCCAATCTAAAGTAAACAAAGTATGGGAACAATTTTCAAACGATTTAGAAACGATAGAGGAGGATACCGATGGTAGATAGCCCATTACAAATTGGCGGTCCAGGTAAGTTCTCCGTACGTGAAGATTTGCCACCGTCAGAAAACTACGGTGATCGCAAAGCAATGGCAGAGCAGATCGCAGGTGCTGCAACTACAGCAGCCCCATCTGCAAGACCTACGCCAGCATCAGATATTGCTCAAGCAGTTGGAAAGCAAGAACCAATGGTGGAGTTGTTTGCTCCATCAAATAAACCAGGTGAAGATATTGCAACTATGCCTGCGCCTATGCAACCAGCAGAAGGCAAGCTTTCAGATACGCTTGCAGCGTTACTTCCATTCGATACCACTGGAGAAATTTCTGTTCTCTATCAGATGGCTTTATCTAGAGGTCAGTAGTGGGATCAACTTCCAATAACATTAAAGCTATATCTGCTCAAGCTGGTTTAACTGCAGCACAACAACAGCAGATCAATGGTTACATCAAGGCTGTAGATACGCACCAGAAGTTGTCATCTCTTCCATCTGACGTTGCTAAAAAAGAGTATGCAAGGTTAACACCAGAGCAACAGAGATCCTTAAAAGATAACTTTGGTAACGTTGAAGAAAAGCGTGGCTGGTTAGGTACGGCACTTCACTACACAGTTGAACCGCTGTTTGCCGCAGTATCTGCTCCAGTTAAGTTGGCTTTCAAAGGCGTTCAGGAACTTTCGGATTTAAGCACACGTGCCTACCGCACAGCAGCAATTGCTATTGACCAGAAGGTTGATATTGGTAAGGCGTGGACAACTGCTAATGACAAGGGCGATAAGGTCTTTAGCCCATCACGTATGGCAGAAGCAACTCGCATCTTTGGTTCGCAGTATATGTCTGTGGCACAAAAGGTTGCAGAGGGTATGACCCTCGATCAGATTATTGCAACTGGAACTGCAGAAGAAAAGCAAATTGCGTCTCAAGCTGCACAGAAGAAAGATCCACTCTTCCAAGATGCACTAGATGCAGCAAACGCTGCTAAGTATTCTCCAGGTAGATTTATTGCCAACGCTATCCTTCCGCAAAAGTGGGAGGGTTCAGGTGCTGCATACAGGACAATCTCAGGTCTTGGCGATGCTGCGTTTCGTATCTTTGCAGATCCAACTCTATTGTTGGGTAAAGCAAAGAAAACTTACGATGTTGGAAAGTACGCATTAGATAATATCGTTGGGGATGCTGGTAACGTTCAAAAGGCATTTGAAGTAGCAAGCGTACAAAGGTTTGACCAAGCCTATGTTGGAGCGTTGAAGAATTACTCAACAGCTCGCAAGGCAATCAAAGAAGGCGCAGCAGATCCGCAGGCTTTAGTTGAAGCAGGTATACAACTTAAGCGTATTGCTCCTGAGTTCGGTGATGATGTCATTGAGGCTATGCTTAAGCAAGGTGTTGTTGAAGCTGGCACTATGAAGAATTTTCTTGCCAATAGCGAGGATGCACTTCGTACACTCAAAGGTCAGGCAGGCCGTCAGGTTCAGTTGCTTCCACGTATGGATCTTGCACGTCAGACACGTATCGCAGCACTGACTACTGGCAATAAGGTTCTTCGTTTTGACCAAGCAGGCAAACGCATTAATCGTGAAATTTTTACTGACCAAACTACTATCGGTGGTATTGAAGAGCAGTTAACACGTCAGACAAAGTTTATTGATACACGCACAGAACTTCCAGCAACTGCTAATACTCCTAAAGAGTTTTTGAAGCAGGTTGAAACAAACATCATTAGTGATATTGAGCGTAAGACTGCAAAGCTTCGTGCAGACGGAGCATTCCGTATGCCATTGGATTATGTCCAAGATCGCATTGATCGCTTTGCATCTAAGTTCTCGAAGGTTCCATTTTTCCGTGATAATTTCTTTGATCCTAACGCAGTAGATTCTGCTGAAAAGGTCTACCAGTTAGCACGTCTTGCTAATACTCGTTACAACTCACGTCTATTTGCAGAAGCATTCAAGGCTGGAGATGAAGCACAGAAGCGTCAGATTATGATGGGTGTCTTCAACACAGTAGCTGAGATCCGTGGACTTAACAAAGTCCCTGGCGGTAAGAACATCCTTGACCAGTTAGCTGCATCATCTCGTGAGCAGCTATTTGCTCCACGTATCTTGCTACGCGATACTAAGGGTAAGCCACTGCTTAACGATGACGGTACCTACCGTTACTTTGAGCCATCTAGTTTTAACGACCAACAGTTTGCTATCTTTGACTATCAATTAGCCGAAGGTATGACTGTCCCTAAAATTACAGATCTTGACGGAGTGGTTGATAAGTACCAAGTTGCAAACAGAATTATGAGCTGGTCACACTCACAGTGGGCTGAGAACTTAACATCTGCTTGGTCATTCTTAACTCTTGCTGGTCCTCGTTTTGCTGTACGTAACTCTATCGAAGATCTAATGGTTCACCTTGCAGTGGGCGATTCAGTATGGGGCGTAGCAGCAGGTAGACGACTATCAACTAAGTTGCGTCTTGGTCAAGGTGGAGAGACTGTCGGAGTTATTAACAAACTCGTCAAGCGTTCAGACCGCGAATTGTATGCAGGCAAACTTGCAGAAGCCAAGACAGTAGAAGATGCTCGCAAGGTTATGGCAGATGCTGTTATGGCAGATAAGTACCTTGGCAAACTTGACCCACAAGCACGTGAGATTATTGCAGAAATGGCGCAGTATGGTGCTATTGATGAACTGCTTGCAGGCGTTGCAGAAGGTGGCAAGAAGGGCATCACTGGTGCAGACCACTGGACCGATGCTCTTCGTACCGTAGATAAGTACGGCACATCTCGTGAGTATAAGATTGATGGAGTTACATACGCTAAGGAAAGCGGTGGAAACTACCGTGAGTATTCTCCGATTACAGCAGAAGGTAAGATTGCTTGGATAACAAGCATTGCTGCTATTGGTAATGACCCACTTGGTTCTATCGCACTTCGTTATATTGAAAATCCAGAGTATGCCAAGAAGGCTATTGCTAATTTTATTAACTCTCCAGAGTATGCAGCACGTAAGGCAAAGTATCAGTTGTACCGTCCAGGCAATAATGCTGACGTTGCAGTTCACGCTGAGAATGTCTACGCAGCTACACGTAACCTATTTGTCAATAGCCAAGATGTTCTTAACCAGAAACTACTTGCAAAGGCACGTATCCGTACGCCTGAAGGTGGCATCAAGGTAAACACTCGTGACTTAGGCATTGATGATTTGCCAGCATTGGCAGAAGATGCACCACAGTTCATCTCTGGTCCAAGCATTATGCCTATCGCAGAGGGTAATCCTGCTGGAAAGATTGTAGGAAAGCACTGGGAATGGGTTGGCGAGATGAATGCTCGCTGGTCACGTGAGCCAATGGTGCTCTCTGCTGCTATTGATATGCGTAAGCGTTGGAAGTCAGGCGGTCTAGAAGAGCGTTATATGAAGATGCTCACAGATCCTATCCGCAATAACTCTAAACTTAGCGATGCCGAGAAGGCTATCTTGATTAAAGATGCTGAGATCAAGGGCAGAAGCAAGATTATTGAGTTAACTCAGGACCTTGCTAAAGAGCGAGTGCTTGCTTATGTGGATAACCCAGAGGTTCGTACACAGTTAGCATTCACAATGCGTAACTTTGCTCGCTACTATCGTGCAACAGAAGACTTTTATCGCCGTGTATTGCGTGGAGTTCGCTATAACCCAGAGTCAATAGCACGTTTGTCATTAACATATGAGGGTGTATCACACTCTGGCTTCGTACAACAGGACGATCAGGGTGAGGCTTACTTCATCTATCCAGGAATGCAGCCAGTTTACGCAGCAATGTCTAAACTTTCTACAGCATTTGGTATTAAGGGTGCATTCGTTGCACCAATGCCAGTGGAATTTGGCGCAAAGCTCAATATGATTTCGCCATCTATGAATCCAGACTCTTTATTCCCAACATTCTCTGGACCATTGGCAGCATTACCAGTCAAGATGATGTACGAGTTGGTTCCTTCCCTGAAAGAATCAGAGAAGTACCTCTTTGGTGAATACGGAGAAGACCAACCAATCATTAATGCTATCCTGCCAGCTCACATTAACCGAGCAATGGGTGCATTAAACAAGGATGAGCGTGATTCACAGTACGCATCAGCTTTCCGTAAGGCAGTTACCTATCTAGAGGCTACTGGACACGGGCTAAAGATTACAAAAGACGCACAAGGTAACGATGTTCCTCCATCTCCAGGAGATCTAGAGGATTATCAGGACAAGCTAAAGTCAACAACCCAGACAATTTTAGGTATGCGTTTCTTTAGTGCCTTGATATTGCCAGCATCACCATCGGTTCAACTTAAGTCTGAGATGTCTGGATGGGTTCGTGATAACGAACGCACAAGCTTTAAGCAAGTATTCTCTAACCTAGTTACTGAGTACAACGGTGACTACACACGTGCTACTGAGGAATGGATTAAACTGTTCCCTAAGCAGATGCCATACACAGTATCTGAGTCTAAGAAGAGAACAGTTGCTGTTATTAAGTACGGCGAAGTAGCAGGCAACTGGGTAGAAAATAACTCAGAACTACTTAAGAAGTATCCAGAAGCAGCAGCGTTCTTAATCCCAAACATCGGTAAGTTCAGCTATGACGCTTACAAGACTATGATGAACGAAGGTTTCTTGGATAAGAAGCAGGTCGGTGACTTCCTTCGTGAGACACAGATTGCCACAGATAAGCAGTACTACTTCCAGCAACGCAAGGATTATCTAGATACTCTCGCTACTGCTACATCGGTAGATCAGAAGCGTATGATTAATCAGAAGTGGGACAATTGGTCTGGTCAATTTATGTCCGTACGACCACTCTTACAAACAGAGTTTGCATCAGGTGGAGCATCAGATGTACGCCGTGAGATTGCTATAACAGATCTTCGCAATATGCTTACTAACGAGAAGAACCTACCTAAGACAAAGACAGTATCTGTCTTGCGTCAAATGCTTCAAGCTTATGATAACTTCAGCGCACAGTATTCATCTATTACAGATAGAACAGACGAGGCGCAGAGTCGTAAGAATGCCCTTCAAGAAGGAGCCAAGGCTCAGTTGCAAGAACTAGCTAACAGCAATCCAAATACTAAATCAGCCTATGATGTGCTCTTTGCATCATTGATCGGAGACTAAAGTGCCAGTAGGTGGAACACCGAAAAGAAAGAAACAGGTTACTGCTGGAACAGCAGACGCGACTTCATCTGGCGGCTGGAATACTGGTGGTATCGGCGATATTACTTATATCACTTCAACCATACCAACTGCATCAAATCCAAATAACGTTCAGAAGTCTACTCAAAAGGAACTTATCCGTAAGTTCCTAGAGATGAGTCCACAGGAGCGCATTGGTATTGGCACACGTCTTAAGGCTGCTGGGTATCCAGTTGGATCATTAACTGGCAAAGCAACAACAGACCTACGTAATGCCTATATCAAAGCTTATGATGACCTAAATCAAGAAATCTTACTTGGTCAACAACTGGACTTTAATACCTTTTTAACACGTGAACAACGTGCTGGAGCAGGGGCAAAGAAGGCACCAGAACCTTACGTTCAAAAGTCACTCCCAACTAAGTTGGAGATTCGTAATATCGCTAACGAGATAGCCCGTGATCTGACTGGTCGTGGACTAACAGAACAACAGTTTGATAGATACTACAATCTTTCACTTGAACGTGCTAAGGCTATGCCGACAAAGACTACCTATAAACTTCTGCCAGGTGGTGGAACTGAAGCAACCACAACAGGTGGTCCAGATACACAAGAGTTCTTGTTTCAGCAGATTGCAAAAACAGATGAAGCAAAAGCTAAGAAGGTATTTGGCTTCTATGATATTTTCAAACAAGCACTAGGAGTTGGTGATTAATGGCAAAGCGTCCTAGTAATACATACGTATCTCAAGTATTTAACTTTGGCATTGATAAAAGATTGCCTTTGGGCTTTGTTAATGTCGTATACAGCAAAG